TCCACAGATCCACCTCGATCTGATTCACGATGGCGCGCATTGCCTGCGTGATCTGGTCGCCATAGATGGTTTCGAAGCCGGAACCATTGTTGACGTGCTTGATGTCTTCACCAGTCCAGGGGATTTTGACGGAGGCGGTCGTGTTGATCGTCAGCGTCTTGTTATCGACGGTCTGATCGGTGCCTTCCGGAATCGTCATCGACGGGGTGATGGTGCCGACAGTCGGCGTGCGGGTGAAGTGCGAACGCACGGTGTCGTTCAGCGCAACACGCTCGGAACCGGCGTTGACGGTTACCGAAGGAATGATGCCGACGATCTCGCGTCCGACCAGGTCGGCGGATTTGTAGATGTCGGCGGCCAGATTGGTAAGTACGTTTGCCATGATGTGGGCCTTTCAAAAAAAATGCCCGCTCATGGCGGGCTTGGGTTGCGTTTGGAAGACGACTTAATCGGTTACGATTCCACCGGCCTTCGCATGGGCCATACGGTCAGCCGGAGACATCGCGTCGAACTGCGTGCGATTGACTGACTTCTTGCCGTTTGCGTTGGTAGTGCTGGTGGTTGCCCCGCTTCCTGATGCGCCCGAGCCCTTTAGAATTTGATCTCTAAAAGGGCACGAGAGGACTAGGGCTTCAACACCTTCATCGAAGTTGGCGATCTCGCCGGGGCGAGTCGGGGAGTAAATCTTGTTGCCGGAATTGTCGTAAGGGACAATTGCGCCGTCTTCGATCTTGATGTTTTTGCCGAAATACGCTCTTGCGAGCTCTGCAGGAATGGCGAGCTTTTCTGCGATGAACTTGGAACTGGAGAAACCGCCGCCGATCATGTGGTCATTCAGTTCGGCGGTTCGTTTTTCGAGCAATGCGGACAACTCCTGCTCGCGTTGTGCGCTGGCTTTGGCTGCGGCTGCAACCTGTTCCTGCGCTGCCCTGGCTGCTGCGGCCTTGATTTCCTCGACCTTGCCTGCGGCGACGAGCTTGCCTTCATCAACGTTCTTGATGGTTTCGAGAGCCTTGATGGCGGCAGACGGATCTTCGATGCCTTCGAATGCCTTGAGCCTGCTTTCGGCTTCGGTGAAGCGTTTCTTGTAATCCGTGTTTTCGCCCGTCAGTTGCCCGATCTTCGCGAATGCTTGCGCACCGTCGAAGACGATTTCACGTCCGTCGCCATGCACGTATATCGGCTTTCCGTCCGATAGAACCGCATGACCGCTGTCATCGATTTTCAGTTTCATGGTTGGTGACCTTTCTGGTCGAGATGGTTAAGGGCTTACTGCCCGAGAAAACCCGCTTGCTTTGCTTACTGCGCTGCGTGCGGACGAAAAAAAGGCCCGCCGAAGCGAGCCTTTGATTGAATTTTGCTGATCTGTTAAACGGTTACTAGACCGTCCATTCTTGCCAATGCGATCGTTCCAGCGAAACGTATGCTCGCCCCTTTGATCACTTTCAAATGGTTATTTTCGCCATGCCACTTGAAAGCGACCAGCAAAGAATCGCCTTCCCTGCCAATCACTATTTCGTTGAACCGAGCAAATGCCTTGTCTCCCGATTTAACGAGAGGTTGATTCTTGTATCGGACGACATCTGGCGTTTCAGAACGTGACCGCATTAGTGGATCATGTTCATTTACCGCCATCTGCCTTGCTTCAAACCCGTCTATCAATACGGGACTTCCATCAACATCAATATGCGCGACACTTGTCATCACAAGGCGATTTCGCCAGTACATCCTTACCTCTGCCTTGCCGTTAGCAGGGACTAACTCAATGGCATTGTGTCTGATATAGGTATGAGATCCATCCGTTACGATGGGGCTATCCAACTCTGACAAGATCCTGTCTGTCTCCCTCGACAGTACGTCTTTAACTTCTGGCACTAACTGAAAAGGTATGTGGTTCATGGGATATGAAATGAAAAAGCCCGATGGTTAGTCGGGCCTTTGTGTTGAATGAATTGGCTAGAACAGGGTTACGGCATCGTGGTATGTCACATGCCTGTAAGGATCATCACTCCAATGCTCAGGATCGAACTCGACATCCCTGATGGGATGGCGAACATCAGTAGCAGTCAGATAGACAACTACCTTATTTCCGTTGCCTTCGGCAGACTGCCTTTGCAGTTCTGCGATTAATTCGTTGACTGTCATCTTCTCTCCATCATTTTCTAGCGTGGCTCCCTGATTTGCCTTTTATCGTGAAGCGTATTTATTGCGTAATTGCTCAAGCGTTAGAGGTCTGCCCCGTTGATCCAGAAGCTGCTGCAAAGTTATTGCTCCACGACGCCACAGATCAGCCTTGCCTACGCCAAGAATCTCGTTTTGTTGTTCTTCCGTTTTCCCTTGCAGGAACTGGTTGAAAGTCATCGTTGCCGGAACCTGTCCGCGATCTGATGCCCTCGTTCCGATCTTCGTTTCCTCAATATCGATTCCCATTTCCTTATATGTGCGCATCTTCGGCACAAGCAGGCAGCGATCATTGAAGTGGATCGGCGGATTACGGAACGGGATGTGATGCCCGATAGGTTCATGATCCATCGTCCATACCAGTTCGGCACGCGCAGCGCACAAAGGACACACATGCGAGTCAAGCGCCGTCAGCCAGCGCATTCCTTCCATGATGTCGGTGTTCGCCTTGAATGTGGCAAGACGCGCCTCATTTGCCACCGTCTGCACTGACGTATGCACAAGCGCCGCTCCATTCGCCCTGCTCACGTCCATGATTCCAGGCGCATCCCTGCTGCCGATTACCCTTGCGATGATTTGCTGATTCGTTTCGCCCTGCAATATCCCCTGCCTGACAGCGCCGGCAAAGTTGAATGCGGTCGATGCAGCCTGCTTTTCCCACCATGCTTTAGATGGCGCACCCTGAATCAGCACATCGCTTGCTATCTTTTCAAGAACAGTTGCGGTCGGCAATCCAGCCTCAAGACGAAACTCCAGCGCGGAACTGAGCATCTTTGCGGTGTCCTGCGCTTCGAGCGGCACAAGATCATCAATCGTGCTGCTCATTTCGTCGTATGACTGCGAGTAATAGTCCTTGATCGTGGCGTTTGCATCGCGCAGGAGAGCGTTCAGGCGCTGCTTGCCGAAGTCGGTCAGGTCGTCTTCCATCGCGAGTTTCGACTGCAACTCCTTCTGCATGCGCATCAGAAGTTTGATTACCTTCTGCTGTACATCTACTGACAATCGCGACAAGTCAATACTGCGCTCTATCAGGAGTTCGGCAATCGCCCGCTCTAAATCACCCATTTATCTGAACATCTTGCGGGTAATATCCATCACATCAGGATCTTCGGCTTTCTCCTGCGGCTTGTCGGAGAGAGTAGAGGTTTCAGGCCAGATGGGGGTGATATTTCCCGCGCCAAAGTCCCACATACCGTCTGACCACTTTTTACCCTCAAACGATGGCAATGTCGGTAGAGAGAATTCAAAAGTTCGTATCGTTTCACCAAAGAATGGAGTCAAATTATCGCCATCCCGAACCCAAAATTCTGGCCATGCGCCATTAGCGAACTCCAACTTCGGCCAATCAGTAGTAGAACCTGTGGCCCAATCCTCAAAAAAGCACTCAACAATTACTGTTCCGTCTTTCATTTCGATTCCTTATCTATGCCGCTGCGTTACCCGTTTTCGGATTGCCGAATCCTTGGTCACCTGTCATCATGCCGAAGTCAGGTTCTTCCGCTTTTAGGCGGGCTTCCTCTTCCGTCCATTTCAGTTCCGGTCGGATGATGCCGCGACGCTGCAACTCTTCGAACACAGTCTGTTTCGACAGGCCACGGCTCGTTCCTATCTTCTGCAAGAGATCAGCGGATGCGGCGGCAAGTTGCTCAAATCCGAAGTCGTCATAGATGTTGATGTTCCCGCCAGTCTTCTCGCCCACCCATTCAGCCATCAATTGCAAACCTTGATTGATAGCGTCTTTTTCATCTGCTGTAATGCGCTGCAGCGTACATCTGCCTTGCTCGTTATCGGATAGAGTCTGCGCTTCAGTGATGTTCGCGGGCTTAATGACGAGTAGTTCCGCACCTGCCTGCCGCATTTGATCTTCAAGGTCCAGCAAATGCTTCCTGCCTGCCTCGATCGCGGCACCAGAATGCTCAACGAACTTCATGTCACCTTGAATCGGAAGCTTTACAGCGGAAGATGCACCAACTGTAAGATTCCATTTATCGTCATCAACGCCAATGACTGCAAGGATCGGCACACGCGCCACATGCATGATCGTGTCCTGATCCGACTGTGACTGGAAATGCTTGACGTTCATGTGCGCCATTTCCAACAGCGGCGGCATCGCAGTCATGTAGCCTGTTCTGTTGCCATACACTGGAACGAACGGGATCTTCTTCAGTGTTGTCACGCCTTCGTCGTGCAAAACCCATTCGTCTGCATTGGCAGATGCGCCCTCTTTCTTCCGATATACTTCCCATTTGCCAGGATACAGAACGCGGACCTGCTCAACTTCCTTCTCGCCAAATTCGCCATCGTCCTCAATGACGCATTCACGAAGGCGCAGCAAAGTGAGTGTTTCCAGTCCGTTGATGCGCATAGACTTCCATCCCAGTATGTTCTGCGGATGGATCTGCACGAAATACGGTCGGACCCCTGCCTTTTGCTCATCGGCTGCGGTCCTGATTCCTTCAGCTTTCGGGTAATCGACTAGGATTCCAGATAAACCATAGGCAAGCGCCTGTTCACAGAGGCTAGCTGCAAACGAGTGCAGGTTCCTTCCCTGTAGGTCGATATCCTCACACCACTTCTTGATCTTCGCTGGAACGTCATCGCCATATGTAAGCGGCTTCGAAAACGGCTTTCCAGCCAACACCTCGATGGTCCGCTTGAACGCTGGGAATAGGGTTGCCACCTTCAATCTTGCGGCATAGCTCTCGTTATCCTCGTTCGGCCATTGCGGAAGATGACGTGTTCCAGCCTTGCGCATCGCAGGCGTGCCACCTAGCAGATCGGTGATGATCGGCCAATGTTGGCTCATGGCCGATACCGCACTTGATTCCTTTCTTACGCTATCGGCCATTGATGTTTTCCCCTGAAATGCAAAAACCCGGCACTTGGCCGGGTTTGGTGTTGGTTTCGAGAGAAGGATTTGCACCTTCACGCCGTAATCGTCTATTGGCTTACGACAGCCCTATGGTTGCGACCCATTGATTGCGTCTACTATTTCGCCATCTCGAATTCGTTTATGTTGTTATGCGCGCAGCGGCGTGACAGTCGCCTTGTTCGTCGGGATCGGGAACTCGTAGTCAATCATGTAGCCGATCGCCGTCGTGATGTGCTGATATTCCGTTTCCTCTTCCAGAAACGTCGATCCCTTCTTGACCTGCACCGTCGCCAATCCTTTATGCGTGTAAGGTGCCTGCTTAGGATTAACGTATAGAGAGATATCCCCTGCCGCATTCCTGATCTTCGCCCGTACCGCGTTCTGCCTGTCCTTGATCGCAGGAGCAGCAGGCTTTACCCTGCGCCGATACGTCCATCCGTGATCGCGCAAGACACCTTCGATCTCGGTATAGTCCGATGCATGCCCGTGTTTCTCGCCTGCTCTGCCGGCAGGATCGCCGTAAATAATCACTTCCCTGTTCTTGTGCTCTTTATATCTATCGACGAACTCAAGAGCCGATTGCCTTGAAACAGCCGAGGTCAGGATGATCTCTTCCAGCAGGAACAGGGTATTTGCACGTCTTACACCTATGCCGCTTGACATGGGCGTGTAGTTGAAATCGTGATACCACAACAGTTGTTCATGCGGGTGGATCGTTTCGGTCGTGTAGTTCGCCGAACTGTAATCCTCGTAAATCTTGCCGGATGCGGTTTCGAACGACGCCTCGTATTCCTGCCGATACTGCCTTGCAGACATTTGCCGCTTGGCGGATTCAATTACATCTAGCGGAAGGATCTCGGAACTCTTCCAGTGATACTGCTTCCAGTCTGGATCGTTCGCCGTCTCCGCGTACTGCGCCATGTCGTAATAATGGTTCAGACCATCAGGCACGCCTATCAGCCAGCACCATGCGCGGTAATCAGGACGCTCAGGATTGAACGTGTCCAGCGCAGGCCGGATGTTCGCTTCCCATGCTTCCGGCTTCACATCGGCAATCTCGTCGATCACGCCGCCCGTCCACAAGATGCCCTCTATGCGCTCCGGCCTGTCCAATCCGATCAGGTGGACTTCGGTATGGTTGTCAAGGTAGATGATCAGATCGGTCTCGGACGGCGCTTTGCTGGACAGACTGGTCAGGCACAGGCGTTTCATATCCGCCCAATAGATCTTCTTGACCTGATCCCGCGTCGGTGCCGCAATGAAGTAGCGCTCGCCCGAGTTCAACATCGCTTGCTTGGCGACGTAGCGTTTTGCCCGCTCCGTCTTTCCCGAGCGTCGTCCTGCTGGTACTACCTTGAACCTTACATTGTCATTAACCAGTGCCGTCTGTACGGGATGGTCGATCAGCTTGTACCATCGCGCCAGTTCGCGCTGCGTCAGGAGAGAGATAGCCATCAGTTCGGCATCCGCTCGCCTATCTCTCTCAGAATATCAGCGAGGCCAACTCCTCCGCCTCCGCCACCTGGAGAATTGGCGCGCGGTCGATTCACGTACCAGTCGCCTACCTCTTTCGCCGCCTGTTCCAGTAATTGGGCAGCAAGTGCGTAATTACGCTGCTTTTCCGCATTGGCCACCATCCTGCTCAGGGCACGGATGCGTACCGATCGATTCGCGATTCCAACCTCGCTCGCGTCTTCGAGAAACTTCTTCCTCGTTTCCTCAAACAGATCAATCCATTTCTTGCTCAGAGACTTACCAATCTGCTTTGTCGGATCATAGGCTTGGACGTGCGAACGCTCGATACTGATGCCAAATTCCTCTTTAACGGCTTCTGCAACCTGTGTTGGCGTGTCGTAACACGCAAGCGCTTGCACGATGAAGCGCTTAACGTCATCGTTTAGCGTTGCCATAATTTCCCCGATTTGTATATGCAGGGTCTAAGTCACGCCACCTTCAGATGGCATGTCCCGCACACTCTTGCTATATCGACATTGGCTATCTCTGCAGGCTTGTTTGCCGCCTCCACTAATCTTGCTGTTTGACCTGCAGCATTGCCAGAACCATAACGTCTGACGATGCCGATGAACTCTTCTACATCGTGTCCGCGTATGGTGTATTTCGGCATTCCATCTCTGGTAAATGCTGGCGCTCCAAACATGTCTCGTTCCTGTGCGCAGTGATACAACTCGTGTTCGATCAATGCACAGAACTCGGCATCTGATGCCTGTGATGCATAATTTGCGTCAATGGTGATCACGAATAGAGGTATTGATCGGAACCACTCGCGCATCTGTTGCTCCTGCCGGCCTTTCTGCCATGCGCTGCAGCGGAACATCGGCATCTCGGCTGTGCCAGCAACTCGGTTACCCTGCTTTACATACAGGTCATTTGTCCACAGCACACCGATATGCGCACCTTTCAAGTGGATATGCTCCTCGTTGTATAAGGGGCTGTCTTCGTACAGGAATGTCTTATCAATCCATTCTGCGACTTCAGGTGCCGGCAGATACAGTCCATGGTAGAGGTCTTGGCTCATTATCCTGTCTGGCGGCATTGGCCTTGGAGACGAGGATAAAACTCGCTTTTCCTTCTTCATTGTGCCCTGTATTTCTGCTTGATCTCGGCAACTGGAACGCCGGTCAGTTCATGGATGCGCAGGATGAAGAATGCGCTGATAGCGATCTGCCCATGCCTGATCCTGCATATCTGGATACGATCGATGTAT